AAGTCGGAAAAGGAAAAGCAGTTATACGCTATCAGAGCCGAGCAAGCCAGAATTGCACAAATGCAACAATCTGAGCAGGCTGAGCAATTACAGCGTGTAGTGGCTACTGAGGCTGAAAAGCTAAAGACTGTCCTACCCGATTATGCTGATCCTGAGAAGGGTGAGCAGGTGCGATCTAGCATACGCAAGTACGCAGAAAGTATCGGCTTTCAAGCCAATGAACTGGCACAAGTCTATGACTCCCGTGCCGTTCTGACTCTGTACAAGGCAATGCAGTATGACAAACTGATGAGCAATAAAGGCAATGTTACTAAACAGGTAGCACAAGCGCCTAAGATGCTGAAATCAGGGACATCAAGACCGCAAGGCAGTTTAGAGGCAGAGCAAACCAAGAAGTTAAGACAGCAGTTTAAAAAGTCTGGAAAAGTTGCAGACGCTGCTAAATTATTTGAAAAATTTGTTTAAGGAGAATTAAATGACTGCACCTACAGGTACATATACAGTACACGACACAAGCTCAACCCGTGGTGGTTTGCGTGAGGACTTGTCCGATATGATTTATAACATTAGCCCAACCGACACGCCTTTAATGTCGACTTTGGCTAAGAGCAAAGCAACTGCCGTTTACCATGAGTGGCAGACTGACAGCCTTGCTGCTGCTACTACCGCTAACGCCCTCGTTGAAGGTGATGACGCTGTAGCTACAACTGCTGCTCCAACTTTCCGTATTGGTAACTATACCCAAATCGTTGGTAAGACAATTCAGGTATCAGGCACTTTGGAAGCTGTAGACAAAGCTGGTCGTAAGTCTGAGAAGGCTTATCAGTTGGCTAAAGCATCTTCTGAGATCAAGCGTGATATTGAAGCTATCCTGTTTGCTAACCAAGGCAAATCGGCTGGTTCGTCAAGCTCTGCCCGCACAATGGGTTCTATGCTCTCATGGCTCAAGTCCAACACCAGCTTTGATGCAACTTCTGGTGCTGATCCTGCAACCCCAGGTACTTCTACCCGTACTGACGGTAACACCCGTACTTTCACAGAAACAATCTTGAAAGAGATTATCCGTGAGGCGTACATCAACGGTGGTAATCCTAAGGTTCTGTATGTTTCGCCAATCGGCAAACAGAAAGTATCTAGCTTTACAGGTATCGCAGAACAGCGTTACATGGCTCCTGGTGATGCTCCAACCACGATCATCGGCGCTGCTGATGTGTATTTGAGCGACTTTGGTTCAATCTCTGTTGTTCCAGATCGTTTCATGCGTACCCGTGACGCAATCGTAGTTGATCCTGAGTACGCAGCATTGGCTTACTTGCGCCCATTCCAAACCATTGAGTTGGCTAAGACTGGTGACTCTGAGAAGACCCAGTTAATTGCTGAGTTGACCTTGGAAATGCGTAACGAAGCTGCTCATGGTATCGCAGCAGACTTGAACTTTGCGCTGTAATTGATGTAGAATAGGGGCGGGGAAACTCGCCTCTATTTCTATAGGTGTCCTGTGAAAAGAATACTGCAAGCAGACCAGTCAGCTAAAAAAGTATCGGTAGCGGCTGATGACGGTGAAGGCGGCTTAATCATTAGAACAAGCCAAGATGTTACCGAGATTGTAGAACAGAACAAAGCGCTATATAACGCTGGCTCTGTGCATGATAAATGGGGCGATCTTACCAAGATTGCTAGTTTGCCATTTACGATTATTGATACCCTTAACCGCAAGGGAATCATGCGTGGCTTTGCCGTAATAAACGAGAAGGAATTTAGGAAGTTTCTAAATGACCCAGATAACCGTTTCTTTAGAACAAGACCAGGCAGGGTATGAAAAAGAAAACTAAAGTAGCAATATGTGTCCCATGTAGGGATGAACTAATGTCAGGCTTTTGCTTTGACCTAGCTAAATTAGTGCAATACGAGGCGTTACGAGGGAAAGTAGAGATCGAACTGCTGCAAATGCAGGGTACGCTGATCTTTACCCAGCGTGAACGACTAGCAGAAGAAGCGTTGAAATGGGGCGCAGAATACCTAATGTGGGTAGATTCTGACATGAGATTCCCGAAAGATACGCTGGAAGAAATGCTGAAACACAATGTAGATATTGTTGGTGTTAATGCGACCACTCGCAGAGAGCCAATCAAGCCTACAGCGTTAAACTTAGTAGTAAAAAATGCAGAAGAACATAGCTGGATTCCGATTGATTCGTTAAACAATAACGGCATCGAGAAATGCACAGCAGTAGGATTTGGTTTTACATTGGTCAAGGCAGATGTATTTAAAAAAGTATCTCGCCCTTGGTTCAATGTAATGTGGAGCGATCATGGCGCAATCATTGGTGAGGATATTCACTTCTGCGTTAAGTGCCACGATACTGGTTACGATGTGTATGTAGATCACGACACATCCCGTCAAATTGGACACATAGGCACTCGTTCGTTCGGGTGGAAAGACATACAAAATGGGACTCTCGACATACAGCGACCTAAAAACAACGATAGCTAGTTATTTAGGAAGATCAGATTTAACAACACAGATTCCTGACTTTATTCGCTTGGCAGAAGATCGCCTGCGCCGTGAGTTACGCATCCGTCAAATGCTTAAAGTAGTGACCGCCCCCACAACTGGTGGCGATGCAACTGTTTCATTACCTGCTGATTTCTTGCAGATTCGAGATATACACATTACTGGAAATCCAGTCTTTACGCTAGAGTATATGTCCCCATCATCTTTCTTCCGTAACTCTCGTTCGGTAGATAGTGGAGTACCAGTTAATTACACGGTATTGGCAAGCGAGTTCCAACTTGCTCCCGTACCTGATTCTGCTTACACGCTAAAGATGCTGTACTACGCCAAGCCTGATTATCTGTCAGACAGCGTTACAAGCAATGTATTCCTAGCCAACTGCGCTGATGCTTTGCTGTATGGCGCTTTAGCAGAAGCCGAGCCTTACCTTATGAACGACGCCCGTATACAAGTCTGGGCTAGTTTGTATGACCGTTCTATCACCAATATAAATGTAGCAGACGAAGGCTCAGAATACGCTGGAGTGCCGTTACGAATGATCGTTTCCTAAAGGAGCATTAAATGTCTGAATTTAGCAATTACCTAGAGAACGCACTCTTAAACGCTGTTCTCCGCAATACCAGCTACACAAGCCCAACGACCTGCTATGTAGGTCTTTTTACTTCTGATCCTACCGATGCTGGTAGCGGCACAGAGTGTACTGGCGGCGCTTACGCTCGTATCGCTGTATCGTTCAACGCACCATCTAACGGCGTTTGCACCAATAGCGCTGATGTAACCTTTGCACAAGCTACAAACAACTGGGGAACAATCAGCCACATCGGTCTGCATGACAATGTAACTTCTGGCAACCTGTTATTCCATACGATCCTGAATTCGTCTAAGGCTATTGGTACAGGCGATCAGTTTAAGATTACTGCTGGCGCTCTTACCTGCACTCTGGACTAAATGCCATATAGCCTAGAGCAGTTAGATGTCTACGGCAGTATTGAAAATGTACCTTATTCGTTAGATAACAGCTTCTATGACGGTAAGGTATGTGGTCCTTGGACATTAGAACAGCTAGATAACTTTGGCAGCTTAGACAGCTTAACGCTTTCGCTGGACTCAGACTTATGGGTTTCAGCCGCTTGCATTAACTTAGCCAATGTTTCCATAGATGCCAATGCAATCTTGCTTGCCTCGGCAGAGCGTACATTAGGCGGTCAAGCAGAAATCAATGGTAACTTATATGTTACTACTGACGGAATACGATTAGCTAACGGTAACGCTGAGATAAGCGGCACAGGCTCAGTAGATGCGTTAGGTAGCGCAGTTAGAAGCGCAAATGTAGCAATAACAGGTAATGCCAACTTAGACAGCGCTGCAAGTGCATTGCGTAGCGGTCTTGCCGACATAGTTTGTAGCGCCAATGTAGCTACAAATGGGGTATATATTGCTAACGCAGAAGGGGCTATAAACGGCTCTGCAAGCCTTTCTAGTGGCTCGACTAGGGTTGTGTACTTTGATGCTGCAATAAACGCCACAGCAAGCGTTGAGAGCGATTCTATACGCATTGCTTTAGCCAATGCACAAGTAAACGGTACGGCTTCTGTATCGGCTCTTGGCGGCATGACATACTCAGGATTTGCTGAGATAGCTGCTAGTGGTAATGTTGCAGTGCAAGGTAGGTTGATTGCTGGCGCATATGTAGAGATTAGCGGCAATGCTTTAGTAGCCGCAAACGGATTTAAGTTTGGTCAAGAGTGGACAGTAGATTCAGCAGAAGATGACACATGGACAGCACAAACTGCTGGCAATCCGAACTGGACTACGCAAAACGCTGGATCAGACACTTGGACATCAGTAAACGCTGACTCTAATACATGGACAGTACAGAATACAGGGAATAATGAATGGCAACGACAAGGATAAACTTTACAGAATGGTTACCCGACCAGCCTGGCGTTGCTGGCGTAATGACAGAGGCCAAGAATGTATATCCGACAGCTAATGGATATGGCTCTTTGCCGTTAGAGGTAAACCTGTCTAACAATGCAAGCGAAAACCTAAACAATATTTTTGCTGCCAAAAAGAACACTTTGACCCAATTATTTGCCTCTGGTGCTACTAAGTTATTTCTCTATAACTCAGGAACTACTAACTTAAATGATGTATCTAAGTCTGGTGGATATAGCACAGCAACAGAAGATCGTACATATTTTACCCAGTTTGGTAATGTAGTCCTTACAGCCAATGGCACAAATAAGATTCAAGCATGGACTATTGGTACATCTACAGCATTTGCGGATGTAGCAGCCGCAGCCCCTACTGCAAAGTTTGTAACGGTTGTGCGTGATTTTGTTGTGGCAGCTAACACAGGAGCAAACCCTAACCGAGTATTCTGGTCTGATATTAACGATGAAACAGATTGGACACCAGGCGCAACAAGCCAGTCTGATACACAAGACCTAGCCGATGGTGGCGATATTATGGGCTTGACTGGTGGCGAGTTTGGCTTACTACTTACCGAGCGTTCAGTAGTTCGTATGTCCTACATTGGAAGCCCGTTTTACTTCCAGTTTGACTCTATTGCTAGAGGCTTGGGTTGTATTACAGGCAACAGCGTTGCACAATATGCCAGTACCACTTTCTTCCTGTCAGATGATGGATTCTATAGTTGCGATGGACAAGCAGTAAAGGCGATTGGATCAGAGAAAGTAGACAAGTTCTTCTTTGCTGATGTAAACCTAAGTAAACTAAACGAGATGTCATGCGCTGTAGACCCTGTTAAAAAGCTGGTTATTTGGAACTACACAGACACTTTTGCTCAAAAGAAGCAGTTAATTTATAACATTTTGCTTGGCAAATGGTCGTATGCAGAATCAACAGCTTCATACATTAACAATGTCTATACACCTACGCTTGCATTAGAAAGCCTAGATGTATTCGGAACGCTTGACTCATTAGGCGTTAGCTTAGACTCTAGGCAATGGGCTGGTGGCGCTTTGTTATTAGCTGGCGTATCAAACGCTAGAGCCATTTCTTTTACTGGATTAAGAAAGACAGCCTCGCTGATTACTGGTGATTTTGGTATTCCTAATGGAAGATCAGTAGTAACCCTAGGTAGACCGATTATTGACAATGGATCAGGAAGTATTGCCATTGCGTCTAGGGTAAACCTTGATGACGCAATTACATTCAATTCTGCTGTAGCTGCTGACGATGAGAATAGGATTGGATTGCGTTCTGCTGGTAGATACCATCGAATTAAGACTATTCCAAGCGGTTTATGGACTTCTGCCCTAGCGGTTGATGTAGATATTGCTCCACAGGGAAATAGATAATGTTTCGTACATTACCGAACTTTGGCTCTGATCCCCGAAATGTGGCAGAGGTTGTCCGTCAAATGTTAAACGGCAAGACCAACAATACAGGTAGTGTCACATTAGCCACAGGCAACGCCACAACTACGACTTTGTACGATGAGCGTATAAGTTCTGATACCAAGATTGTATTAGTGCCTTATTCTGCTGCGGCTTTCTCGGATTCTATTCCGTATGGTGCGTTTCAAGACTCTACCGACCAAACGGCAGCAAGCACGACTGTTGCTTATGCAATGACATTTAACACAACAGACTACTCCAATGGGGTTTATCTGTCTAATAGCAGTCGCATGAATGTTAGAAATGCTGGTGTTTATAACTTGCAATTTAGCGCACAACTACAAAATACAGACAATGCACAGCATACGGTTGATATTTGGTTTAGAAAGAACGGCACAAATATAACAGCAAGCAATAGCCAATTTACTGTCCCAGCCCGTAAAAGTGCCAGTATTTATGGACATCTTATTGCCGCACTAAACTTCTTTGTAGAACTTGCCGCTAATGATTATGTAGAGATTGTATGGAGAGCCGAAAGCACAACAGTATCACTAGAGCAAATACCTACACAAACAAGCCCTACAAGACCAGCTACACCTTCTGTTATTGCAACAATGCAAGCAATATCAGGCGGCAGTCTTAGTAATGTTTATGTCAGCGCCCAGACCCAAGGATCAGCAACAATTACCCATTATGCCAACAGTACGGCAAATAAAACATACGGCTATATTTTAGTTGGATAATTCGTTAAAATTGTGGTATGCAAAAAACGCTCGTTAATCCACAAGAACTACGGAACTGGTGGGCGTTTGTTAGACCAGGATTAGATGAAATACTCAGGAAGTCACCAGAAAACTGGATTCCAGAGGATGTGTACGCTGATTGCATGAATGGCAGGACTATGTTGTGGGTGTTCTCAGAAAATGAGGTGGCAGTAGGCTTTGCAGTATTAGAGCCAAAAGGCGATGCTCTGCATTGCTGGTGTGGGTGGGCAAATAGTGTTGGTCATTTTGAAAGCGCAGTTAAGTGCGTTTCCGAAATTGCCAAAGCTGGCGGTAGCAAATTTGTTACTTTTGAATCGTGGCGATCAGGCTGGAATCGGGTCGCTCCTAAATTTGGATTTAAACCTAAGAGTTGGGTTAAGGAGATAGAATGAGTACAGGTGGCGGTGGTGGTGGCGGTACTAATACCGTAACGAGGACAGAACTTGATCCAGTAATGCGCCCTTTTGTCCAATATGGACTAGAGGAGTCAGCACGACTTTATCAAAACCCTGATGTTCCTCAATATTACCCAGGGCAGACCTATGTTGGTCCATCTCAGCAAACTCAGGCAGCTTTAGCCGCAGCGCAACAACGAGCAACTATGGGTAATCCATTAGTTCCTGCTGCACAGCAAGCCGCACAACAGACCATACAAGGTGGCTTTCTAGGTGGAAACCCTTTCTTTGAAGGCGCATTTAGAGGCGCTACTGCTGGCGCTCAAACGGCATATCAAGACGCAACACAAGCAGCTTTATCCAACGCTAGTCGTGCTGGTCGTTATGGTTCTGGTGCTATGGGTACTGCATTAGATCGTGCTGGCGGTGTATTTGCTAATGCTCTCACCAATACTGCTGGACAGTTGGCTTATCAAAACTACGCAGATGAGCGAGCAAGACAACAGGCTATGATTGGCGCAGCCCCAGGCTTAGCTGGCGCAGACTACACAGACATTAACCAACTTCTACAAACAGGTCAAGCCGCAGAAGGCTACCAAGAAGCTGCTATGGCTGACGCAGTCAATCGCTTTAACTTTGCCCAGCAAGCCCCTTACCAAAAGCTACAAAGCTATCTGTCGGGTGCTTATGGCGCTCCATCAGGTATGCAAGTAAGTCAGCCTGTTTACCGTAACCAAGTAGGAAACATCTTAGGCGGCGCATTAACAGGTGCAGCATTAGGTGGCGGCACAGGACTGGGCGCTGGTACAGGCGCAGCGATTGGCGCAGGTCTTGGACTGTTAGGATAATTATGTCAGGCATCGGATCGTCTTTAGCTGATTTAGACAAGCAAGTAAATAAAAGTATTCCTGGCGGCTGGGTAACTCTTGGCGGCTTGGCATTAGGTGGCGCTGGCGCTGCTGGTGCATTTAGCGGTCTAGGTGCTGGCGCTGCTGGTGCGGCTGGTGGAACTGCTGCTGGCACAGGTTTAACTGCTGGCGCTGGTGCTGCTGGCGGTCTTGCTGGCGCTGGTAGTGCTGCTGGTCTTGGCGCAACACAAGCTGCTGCTGGACTTGGCGGTGCTGCTGCTGGTATGGCTGCACCTACGGCTGCTGGTATAGCTGCTCCTGCTGCCTTTGGAACTTTAGCCGGTGCTGGCTCTGCATCAGGAATGTTAGCCACTCAACAGGCAGCTGGACTGGCTGGAACTGCTAATCCATTTTCAATTAGCCCTATGCAAGCAATGATGGCTAACAAAGCATTAGGCGGCTTTGGTCAGCAACAGCCAAGCGGTGAAACCCGTATGTCTGCACCTTTTAAAGCAGGACAACCAGTTAATACTGCTGACCCAATTCTTGCGCTATTAGCGCCAAAGATGAAGAAAAAAGAACGAATTTCACTACTGTGAGGCAATAAATGGCAAGTTACTTAGATTACTTATTCCCACCACAACAGCAACAGCCTGTGCCTGGTTTGCTTGGCGAAGAAGATATTAGGCGTAATCAACAAATGGCTCAACGGGCTGGATTGCTAAACACAGGTCTAGGCATTATTGCCGCTAGTGGTCCAAGCCGTATGCCACAAGGCAATATTTTGCAAGCCCTTGCTCCTGGTTTAATGGCAGGACAACAGGCTTATCAAGGCACATTAGCGCAACAGCAATCACAGTTAGCTGAACGGGCTAGAGCGTTGCAAGAGGATTCAGTAGTGTTGCCAGAAGGCGGCACATTAGTTGGCAAACGCACAGGCGCTACTATTGCACAAGGCGCTCCAAAAACCCAAGCAGTACCAGGAAAAATTGCTGAGTTTGAAATGGCTAGAGATCGTGGACTGATTCCACAGACTATGACATTTACACAATTTAAAGATATATCTACACCTAAAACCGTTTTAGATATGACTGGCGGTCAAAAAGGTTTTGAGAATGAAATGAAACTAGGCGGTGCGTTTAAGGGCGAGCCAGTATATAAAGCATTTAGCGAAATGAAATCTGCTTATGGTCAGATTACTGACTCTCTCAAACAAACTAGCCCAGCAGGTGATTTGGCAGCAGCTACAAAGTTTATGAAACTGCTTGACCCAGGCTCAGTTGTTCGTGAGTCTGAATTGGCAATGGCTATGGCTGCTTCTGGTGCTTTGGATCGTGCTACAAACTATGCTCAAAATGTTATGAAAGGCACTAAATTAACAGCTACACAACGAGCAGACTTCCAGGCATTAGCAGATAAATTGTATGGAACTGCTGCAACCACTTACAACGACAAGCGTGGAGAGTATCTCCAGCAAGGCGAAGAATTTGGTTTAAATGCCGCAAGAGCAGTAGGCGCACCAGCTAAATTGCCAGAGTCAAAAATGCCAACAGGACTTCCATCTATGTCAGCGATTGATGCTGAAATTGCAAGACGCCAAAGGAAACAATAATAATGGATTTAACTAAATTATCAGATGATGATTTGTTAGCTCTTAAAGCTGGTAATCTTGCTCAAATGTCAGACCAAGGTTTACAAGCATTAAAAGCGGGTCAGTCAGCACCACAACAAGAGCGCCCACTTGGTCAAGAATTAGCTCGTCAAGCTGGGCTTACTGCTAGGGCTGGAATTACTGGTGTCGCTGGTTTGCCATTGATGGCTGGTGATGCACTTAATACGCTAATTAACAAGATTACTGGCACTCAGTTGCAAATGCCTAGCCAAGCATTACAACCATTACTTACACGGGCTGGATTGCCAGAGCCACAAGGCTCTACTGAGCGCATCTCTCAAGAGGTTGCATCCGCTTTGGCTGGTGTAGGTGGTACTGCAAAACTAGCCCAAACATTAGCCCCTAAAGCATTAGGAACAGGATTGCTTACAGAGAACATGGGCTTACAAGCTATTGGTGCTATTGGTGGCGCTGGCGCTGCTGGCGCTGGTCGTGAGTATGGCGATGTAGGTACTGCTGGACAATTAGGTTTAGCGGCATTAGGCGGTATAGTTGCTCCACAAAGTGCATCGTCTGTAACGCAAGCCTTAACACGGGGAACTAAAGAAGTAGTGCGCCCATTTACTGCGCCTGGCAGAGAAGTAATTGTAGGCAATGTGCTGCGTCAACTATCTAACGCTCCCGAAGCTGCTGCGGCTCGTATGGAAGGTTATCAGCCTGCCGTACCTGGCTATACACCAACAACAGCACAAGCAAGCCGAGATGTAGGATTGATCTCAGCAGAAACTCCTATTCGTGCTTTAGACACTACAGGCAAGTTTGCCGCACAAGCAAGCCAAGCAAACAAAGCAAGAATGACTATTTTAGATCGCCTTGCTAAAGATCAGGATGCAGTAAATAGTGCTATTGCTAAACGCACAGAAATTACTGATCCATTGCGTGAAAAAGCCTTTGCAAACCCATTATTAACTCCAGAGCAAATGCAAAGAGGAGTTACTTTGGTTGTAGACCAGCAAATTAAAGATGTACTAAAGTCACCAGCAGGTAAGCGTGATTCAGTTATGTCAGTAATGAATGATGTAAAAACAGACATTGCTAGAGCAACAAATGTAAACGAACTATATGAGATTCGTAAAGACTTACGGGCAGCAGAGCGTGGATTGCTTGATAAGTCTTCAAAAGGTGGCGCAAGCGCAGGCGCATACAAGGTAGCTAACAAAGAACTTAATACTGTTATTGAAGCGGTTGATAATGTTATTGAGTCTGCCGCACCTGGTTATGCAGAGTATTTAAGGAAGTATGCTGGGGCAAGTCGTGGTATTGAAAAGTTAGAAGCCGCACAAGGATTTAGGTCTAAGGTCTTATCTACAATTCCTGATCCAATCAATGTTGGTGACTTTATGATCTCTCAACCTAGCTTTGCTAGAGCAATTAGAGCCACAGCA